AGGTAATGCATTGGCGGAATATGATCCTATGGGTCCAGAACGCTTAGGGCCGATATGTATACTAGATGCCCCAACTTGGGACCCTACCGTCACTTCGAAATAGACCTTACCCGAAGTAACCACTTTATCGTAATAACCCTGGTATAAGTTGGGGGGTGCAACAAACCCGTCAGCTAGGTGACTTACTCCAACCCATAACCCACTATCATAGTTATAATCATAAGGTCGGTAACCGGGCGGGAGCGGGTTTAAAAAAGGTTCTTGTCCAAAATTAAACTTAAAGCTTCCAAGTGTTCCGGATTGGTTGTCACCACATCCGGGTACCCATATAGTTTCCTTCAACCCCAACCCCTTATAAGTATAAAAATCCAAAAAAACGTTATATGGGCGACTCGATTTACCTCCACCCTGATGGGCGGACATTAACATACGTTCAAACATTATTTTATCTTACCTCGCTTAACAAACCGTAAAAGCTTACTTTTCACTAACTCATACGGAGTAATGACACTGGAGGACTTACCTTCAAACAGTTCTATCCCAGAGAACCGTAAGAGTTCAACCACAAACTGTGAACAAAACATCACACTGTCTTTGTCGGAAGAGAATAACTCTTTTTTAAAGATGGCGTTGATTAACCCTAAATGGTTATAACGGGTGTTACCTGCATTCTCTTCCAGTTCCTTAACACGACTTTTCATCTTGTTAAGGGTGGCTATCCCCACCTTAATTTCATAGAGTGAGTAATTGGCCCCTTCTAACTCTTCCCAGGTTTCCTGTTTAAGACCCCCTTTTATCCCGTTTGCGTTCATTAACGCGTATGTATATAACGTCTTAAGGGAATGGTCAAACGCCACGGAGACGTGGTTATAGGGGGCTTCTGTGATCAGTTTACTGAGTTTCGAGAACCGAGTTTTAGTGTCGGTCAACAGAATATAAACACTGTTCCCCACCACATCATCATTTGACAGGTCTAGAAGTTCTCGACCTTCCATTGAAAGTGTTAGTCCTTCCAACTCCATTATCATCACCCTTTACTGTAAAGTCAAAAATAAAAAACTCTATACTATTAGGTGAAAAAAAAAGAGCCCCGTGAGGGACTCATTTAAATTGTGCCAGTAACGCTTCCCACCCCTCCTCAAAAGAGGGTATCATACCCTTGTCAACCGTATACTGGAGTTCTCTGGTATACGCTTCTTTTTCCCAGGGTTGTTCAAAGTATTCCAGGGTTTTAGAATTCGTACATAATTCGAATTCTTTCCCTTCCCAAATGACAATCCCAGTCCCCGAACCTATCTCCAGTCGTTTAGACTCAATTTGCTCTATATGGACAAATTCATGGAACAGTACGTGCTCCAATCTAATCTTGCCTTCTTCTGGGTCCCCCATAAGGTCTTCAAGGAAAAAACTATTGACAAACAGGACGGGCTCATTTGAAACCACAGTCGCCCCTGCCAACGTGGCCCCTTTTTCACCATACACAACTATTGGGTAGTCCCTGGAATCCAGTAGTTGAAAACTCTCTTCATTTAAAAGAGACTCCAATAGCCGAATATCGGCCTCTTGATTGAATTGTTCACCAGATTGGCTACCGAACAATTCGCCTTCGTAGTAATACATGGCAGTTCTCCTTAGAACTTAGGTTAATTCACGTAAGTAATATATATCTGAAAAAAAGTTAAAACGGTATAGAAAAGAAAAGGGGAGTTTCCTCCCCTTAAAGTCGTACTGATTGATAAATCTTCCGAAGGGTCCAATTGGTCAATCGGTTTTTCACCATCAGTATTTTCCACACCTCGCCCGTGGAGTTCTCCATCCCTCGCACGGTGACGTAATCCCCTGTTCTGGCGTAGAAGGCGATCTGTTTACAACGATCCTTCTTGAATTCGTGACAGACAATGTAGAGAAGTTGCATCTCGTGATCCAAGTCTTTGATGTGGGGCACTGTCCCCCAATCAATGTAAAATCTCTGATACCACAGCTCACCCATTGCGTCATAAAACTCAATGAAGTTATCATCCTTGTGTACGAGTTGGGTACACCACCCCCAGTTGACTACAGGTTTCTCCGCGTGTTCACCCGAATAACGCACGCATCCCTTTTTGTGTTCAGGTGCGAAGAAGTTCTGAATCCCTTTAGCCAAACCTACCAAATTGATTTTTATCGTCATCTACTACACCTTCAATAGGTTTTTGAAATGAGGATGGAAACATCGACCTCTAACTCTTTCAAGTGTTGGTAAATCAACGGCTTCACGCAACGTATGAAATCCAATTGACCTCGACCACACCCTATGGGGACCATCGCCAGAGACTTTATTCCCAGCTCTTTGTACTGTTCTTTAAGTGTTTTTAAACCACTCTCCACGTATTCAATCTTGGATGGGTTTCTCCAATACGCTTTGGTAGGGAATAAGAGTACCTGTTTATCGGTATCGGGTATGGGGAACACTAGAAGGTCCCCCACTTTAAAACGCTTTTCTTTACACGCTTCCTGATAGAACTCAAATAAACCAGGTACCCTATTCCTAAAGGCTAACGCCAGACCGGCTCCCATCACACCCACGGTATTCACAGGACAGGTAAGGGTCTGACAATCACTCTTGAAAAGGTCACCCTCCCCACAGTACACTATAGTCATTTCTTACCTACCCCGCGTATGTCCTTCATGACGTCATCGACGTCTTTAGAACTTTTCTGGTTTTCATGGGAGATAACATCGAATATCAATTCGGTGTATTCCCGTGGGAGTTCTAAAAAGTCAGTCAGTGACAGACCAAAGTGCTTATAGACATCGTAAAAACGATACCGATACACCATGTGGTGTAAAGGACCATAGTCCGCGTAGTTTTCTTTTGTCTGGAACCCGACCAACGATAGCGGGGAGCGACCAGGTTCATCGTGGTCACAAATCTCGTACTCGGTGTCATAAATCTCACCCAATACAAGCTGTGCGGAAATGGAATCCAACTTTTCCACAGACCCGATTAATTCGTCTAACTCCCCTCGAACACCGACCTTGGATAAACCAAACCGTGCATTGACAACGTGACCGTCATCATTGTCTAGGTTGAGTCTTACATCCGCGATTTTGCTAGGCCCCTGTTGATGCGTTGGTCGAGTAGGGTAAAAAAAACCCGAGCAACATCAATGGGGATCAAGAAGGGGTGTTTGCTATCGTCACCGGATTGTTCTGTACCGCAGGACGGACACGTGTATTTCGGGATTGCAATCAACGAAACCGTAGAGTCGTCAATGAACTTCCCAATTTCAGTAAAGAAGGAATCGGAAATAGTTTCATCAGAGGACAAGAGACCCACCAGCTCTTCAATGGTGTCGCGGTCATCGCCGGTTTCTTCATCCCCCAATTCTATCTTTGAAACCCAGTGTGCATATTGACGCATACTGGTCAAACGAGCCTGGTCACTGATATACGTATCACGCTGTTGACCCTGGAGTGACACATTGAGTGAGTCTTCCAACATCCGCACAATGCCGTCTACCCATGAAAAACCGGAGTCTTCATACTGGGAGATCGTCGGAGCTTCCAAGGTTACTTTCAGCTCTTCAGTAATATTAACCTGGCGCTGACCACTGCGGATATGTTCGTCACGGTAACGCTTAAGGTCTTCTTCAGACGCCTTTGTGTTCCGCTTGGTCATGTGTTTACGTTGCCAGTTAGTCAAGGCGCGGTTATCCGTCCAGGACAGTTTAGACAACGCAAGTGTTTCACGCACCACTTCCTGGCACTCACCGTTCTTACTCACACAAGGACGGGCATAAGGGTAACCGTTAGGGTACACTGCACAGGCCAGACCCCAAATCAGGGTGGGGATGTCACGGACATCAATGATGCTCTTAAGGTGATCAGACGAAATGTCTTTCACAGTGGCATCGTAAACGTGTTGCAGTACGAAGTTAACCAGGTAGCTGGTGACATAAACTGAAGTGTTGGAATAGATCATCCCGTTTGTGATACGTCCCAGGGTGATCTTTTCGTTGGCCAGTCGTTGCTGCATCTCTAACAGCGCACCATCTTGCGGAGCTTTAATACTGACCCAAATACCAGTATGCCAAAGCGGTATCTGAACAATCGCACCCAGACCCAGTAATGCCGACGCCTTCATCAGGGCGCGTTCACCCGTCAAGTAACCACCACCTGAATTAGCTGACAAGCGAGGACGTCCAGCCGCGAGGTCGCCTGCTTCTGTTTCTACCACCTGCTTCCACTGTGTCAATTCTTTCGTCAGGGTGGACAGGAGTGCATTACCCCGCATCAGGTAGTTGGTACCTTCTTCAATTGCGTTCATCCAGTCGGCGGCTTTTTTACCTTTAGTGATATCGATATTAGGTAAAGAGGCTGCCAGGTTATTCAGATCTTCTACCGTACCATTCAGGATACTGAGGTGTTCGTTCGCACGTGAGAAGTCGTGTTTAGAAGGGCCCGTACATGGGCGAGTGAGCTCAACATTAGGATTGGTATTGGGTGAACCACCTTCGTCTTCCATGTCGTCTTCCGCTTCAGGTTCGACATCGCCCTGGGGACCGGAGACTTCCTCTTCCATAGCTTCTTCTTCTAACTCAACCTCTTCCATACCCAGGTTGATTTCATCCTGATCGTCGTGTTTACTCATTCTGAAACGTCCTCATCGTGACCGCTCTTGGCATATTCAAACATGGCCAAGATTTTGTTAGTTGTCGGCAAAACAACGGTTTGATATGACTCCAGCCAATTCTGATATTCTTCACCCAGCTGCATGGCGAACATCATTTCTTCCGGAGAATTGGTTTTACCACTGAATTCTTTGTGCTTTGAATGGATTGCTTCCAAACGCTCAGCGTACTCTTTAGCATCCCGCGAAAGCATTCCGGCTGATTCGATCAGCTCCTGTTTGTTTTCAACTTTCTCTACCAACTCGACGTCTTTAATGAGCGGCAGTGTGGTGGCCGGGGTGGTGCTAACGGCACAACATTCCAAGTAGACAGTGTTGAGGTCGTCCCACAGGCGGTCAGGAGTTTTACCGTTTGAAAGACCCACTGTTACTTCTTGGCCGCGCTTGTTTTTGCGACCGTTGAACACATTCTGTTTTTTACTCATCGTATACAGCCTTATTTTTTAAATACTATTACGTAATGTTTGATGCGTTAGCCTCTTCTTATGATTACGTAAATGTGTAACATTTAACTGAAGGAACTACATTGTGTTTCAAGAACTGAGATTCTTTCTGAATCAAACCACCTCACCTGAACACGGGGATTACCTTATTCGAGCGGCGAGTACGTTGGAAGCAGTCGGCTTGACCAGTGTAGGGGATTACCTTGAAGAATTTATGGCGACCTTAAATCAGCGCACCACGGTGGAAAGTTTAGAGGCGTTAGAAGTATTGTTAAAAACCCAAACTGAACAGGCGATTAACCAGTTTGGTATCTTTTTGGTGGACACCGACTTCAGTCTCAAAGTGGCCACCTACATACTGATGGGTGTTCATCAGGTAGAGAATTACGATAACCCAACGGCTATAATGGACATCTGTCAATCCGATGCAGACCCAGAAGAAAAGTTGGCTGAGATTTTGGGTCTGGTTACTCCGCTGACGTGGATGGATTATTTATCCACCATTCAGGGTGTGAACCAATCCCTCATTGACCGTTTGATGGAAACGCTTCCCGACGTCGAAGAGTCTGAAACTGTCCCTGAAACCCAGACCTTCATCTTAGTGAGGACTAAACGTTACCTAGAACTCAACCCTCGTGCGTGGGTGTTGGATGAAGTTGATAACGGCTTGATTATAGGTCAGGGACTTGATTTTTACATCGACGCATTTAACAGTCGTTATCACGACAAATCGCAGGAAGCTGAGATCTCACTAGACGTCCTCTCACAAGAGTTTGTAGGATATCTACTCCTAACTAACCTGCCCGATGAAAAGATATTAGACGTCCAGTCTGACGCCCTGGAATCGATTTTATCGAACCCCGTGGATCAGAGTAAAGTCAGTATCAGGAACGAAGCTTTGCTGAATCTGATTCTAAACCCGGAGGCTTAAGTTCACCATGTTAAAAGAAGACTACTTTAAATTGGGCTTAAAGACCCGCGCTTATCACCATAAAGATTGGATCATGAATGTGTTCAGTCTGACACGGGGTGGTGAACAAAATTATCCACTGACGGTGGTGCGGACCGATAAAACGGTTGGGTTTAAACAGGGCGACGCTATTGAACCCTTAGAAGGGGTTAAAGTGGATGAACCCATTTTCTCATTCAAGGATAAACTGGTGTTGGAACCGGGTGATCTTGAGAACCTTACTGAGCGTGTTGAAACCACGTATGGAATTGCGCTCGTTAATGCGATTGTGTTGGTCTACCCCTTTGGTGATAAAATACCCTTTATCAACGGGGAGGTTTCAGCCAAACAGTTGGAACGCATTATAGAACGACGATTGGTGGACGACCCCAAAGAGGGTGAAAGTGTCGCTCCAGAGAGTATCACTGTCGGCGAATACCGTAAGTTTGTGGATGCCATGTTTTCCTTAGTGGGGTATACCCAGCTGTGTACGCCTTCCGCTACTCAGAAGTCGCTGACCACTGACCCACGGATACCCAAGGTTCGAAAAGAACTTCTAGAGAAATACAAAGACCGGCTCAATGACCCTGCCACGATTGCTGAGATTGAGAAGGTGTTAATCCAAATGGATAAAGAATGGCTGAAGGGTGACCCTTCTGAAGGGTTCTATATCCAGGATAAACACTACTCAATTGTGCGTAAGAAAATGTACTTGATGCACGGGATAGAACGTGGGTTTAAAGCTGGGGGTGAGATTGAACTCATCGAGAACTCTTTGGATGAAGGCTGGGACATTACCAAGATGCCATCCATGGTAAACTCCTTGCGCGAAGGTACATTCAATCGAGGTGCCCAAACCGCCCTGGGTGGGGAAGCCGCTAAATTCTTGGGGCGTGTATTCCAGAATGCTATCGTGGCTGAAGACGACTGTGGTACTACGTTAGGTTGGGAACGTTTGATCACTGAAAATAACCGGATGGATTATCACGGTCTTTATCAGTTAAAGGCAGGGAAGAGTTCTGTATTGACTGAAGAGATTCTAGAGGCGTCGGTGGGGAAAGTGTTGACTGTGCGTAGCCCGATGTTTTGTCGGACTGAGGGGGCTAGTTTCTGTGCTAAGTGTATGGGTGACAAGATCGCCGCAAGTCCAACGTCCCTCACGATGCACGCAGTGTCGGTGGGCAGTCGTATTATGGATGCCATGATGAAAAGTATGCATGGTAAGAAGTTGGAAACCGCTGAGTTTTTAATCAGTGACATACGTTAAGATAGTATGACTCTGTATTAAAATAATCTTTAACGCTATTAGATGTAGTGTTTTTTGTTAATCGTTATGGAGAATCAAGATGAGTAATGTTGTAAATAAACAAGCCACTCAATGGACTGATGAAGAACTGGTTCAGTGGGCGAAAGGTGAAGCGGAAACCGGTCCTTCCACCAGTGTTAAAGCGGTTGCTAAGGAAGCTACTGCTCGATTTAAACTGGAAGGGGGTGACGTTGAAGTGGTGAAGGGTCAAATCCTGGCGATGTCTGAACCTTTCGTTGAAGAGCAGCCTGAAGCTCCCGTTTCTGAAGAACCTGTCGTTATTGACGGTCCCAGTGTACAGACTGATGCTGACGGCAATTCTGCCATGGTCTTTACCCAGAAACCGTTCGACCTGAATAAAGAAAGCGGTGTTGCGGTGCAAACTGAAGGTAAGAAAATCGTTGCTACCAAAACCGCTGCTGATGTTCGCCGTGAAACCACCATTGCACAACAGGCTCTGGGTATGAAACTGATTGAAGAAGGTTTGAAAGAGTACGTTAACAAGATGCGTCCTGGTGTACCACACAATGGTGAAGAAGGTCCGAACGCACAGGCCGCTCTTTATCGTGTAATCACGAACGCATTCCGGCAGACCGGTTCTGACTTCAGCGCCGCTATGGGTCTTCTGCTGTCAACGGTGCGGGAACACCGTAAGGGTGCGTTTAACGAGCGCTATGTATTCCGGTACATGGACCGTGTTAAACTGAATGCGCAAGAACGTCGTAACTTTGAACGCGTCATTAACCTCCTCATGACTACCTGTGAACCCGCCACTCGCCAGCAGGGTCTCAAGCAGGTGGATCTGGAATCCACCGTATCTGGATTTGGTGACCCGAACCTGATTCAGAAGCTGACTGAGTTTTTTTCAGCATAACCGGTATAATTAGAGTCCTCCCAAGGGAGGACTCTTTTCTATGCTTTATTAAATGACACGTTCCAGGCTCTATACGAGGGGCTACACCCGCTCGAGTACCGGTCGCCAACCGAAGTACGAATGCGTATACGAAGGGGTTTCCCTATACAGGCGAGAAACACCAGCGCTACCGCGAAGGACGCGGTAACTCCCCGCTGTTTCCTGACACCAGAAGATGTTCCCGTTAGGCTCAGGAACACGGGTATCGAGTATTAGGTCTGCTTCGGAATACTGCGCTAAGTGAACAAAGGGGACTTCAGACGCTTTAGTGTTCCGAGCGTCGTAATAAGTGTCATTAGTGAGTCGATAGAAAATACGGTTCCACTCGGAGCCATGCGAGTGGGGAACGTCCCAGCCTGCATCCGTGGATGTAGGGTCACTGCTCGCTCCCTTAGGGAGGCGAATGTGGTAGTCTTGTCCATTGATTTCCACGGTACGGTTTCCGTACACCGCATTGACAGCGTTGAGTTGGTTCCAGTTGAGGTTATACCGCAAAGGACGCTTTGCGATTAACAGCTCCTGTCCATCCAGCCCTACATGTAGCCAGCCTGTGTCGGAGTGTTGAGCTGTCCCTGCGGTTAATCCTAGCAGGCTGGCTAAACTAACTCCGTCGATAAGTTCAGCACTCGTAACCTCCCCGTACCAATCGACTCCTCCATCACTGGCTAAAATAGGTCGGTTAAATAAACTTGTCTTCTTACCCTTTCCTTTCCCTCCGGCAGTACCGGACATTAACATTCTTTCAAACATTTCTTAATTACCTTTATTGGATTTTGTGTATACTCATAGTTTAAGACAAAAAAAAAAAGAGTCTCCCTAGGGAGACTCAGTATTATGTCCCTTTCAGTGAAAGGTCTTATGAGGAAAATCGATCTGCACTCGAAAGAAGCGATCAATGGTGGACTTTAAATGAGGATCATCCACTAATTGCTCCACCAACTCCAACGCTTTAACACGTGGGTTACGGGGACTGGCCATGTCAGACACCCCACCTATCAAGGAAGACAATACCGAGAACTTATCTAAAGTCCCGATGTTAGCAAGGGTGAAGTACGTTATCATCCCTTCCGTTGTAAACCCGTATGCCGACACTTTCAAAAGTGCTATGGTTTTTTCTATACCCAAGAACGTCAACGACATCAGTAACGTGTTACGAATTAAGTTACGGACCGATTCAGGATCATCCAGTGCATCGATATGTGAGACGGCGTATTGAACGTAAGGTGATTCGTATAAATTGTTCAGTAGCTTCTCAAACTCGGGGTGTTTTTCCACATATTGGTCCCACAAGTCGTCAGCATTTTCTTGCATACTGTAAAACATGTCGGATTCAGTGTGAGACCCAATCTCTGTGCGATCTTCAACAGTTATCTCATTCATGTGACGGACTCCTTAATAGTCACTTAAATGCGGTAGTCAGTTGTAATGGTTTTATGTGCGACTACGCGCCCTTTAAAGATTTCCAGTTTTCTCTGATGGTATTCCACGTGTTTATTGATGTCCACATTCACCAGGTAGTAAAACTCGGGGGTTGTCTCTGGCCACCGTTTTAAACGCCGTAAACGCCCCAAGCACTGTATGTTAGCCTGCTTGGAGTTTAGCGCATCCGTTAACAGACACACACGTAAGTCAGGTACGTCTATCGCGGTACCCAGTGACTTAACTGTAGAGACAATTAGGTCAGCCTCTAACATCTCCTCGTAGTCGTCATCTGAGACGTACCGCTGGACGTTTAAGGTTGGGTTGTGTTGATGTAACCATTTAGCCAAGATCGTGCACATGTCCACTGTGGCTGCAAAGACAATCATCTTCTGACCTTCTTCTCGCACACTCACATAACTTCTATACACGATTTCAGTGATCATCTTAAAGTATGCGGTGAGTCGATCAGGTCGCTTCATCAATGACTGTTCATACATCACGTGTGAGTAACTCTTTCTAGCATGGTTCTTGTAGCTGATACCTTTATGGGTCTTAAGGTGATACTCTAAGGCTTTGGCCACCACGTAGATGTCCCGTTCCCCGTTATCTACACGCAGTTCATTGGGGAAGACGATGTCATACGTGCTATTGATGAATGGGTCATCACTTAATAGGGAACCTGAGAGTCCTACGGATTTCCAGACATGGTTATAGAGGTCTTGACGGTAATTAAGGTGCCAATCTTGATGGATCTCATCAATGATTTTAATCCCTACGCCCGCCTTTGTACACAATTCCTGTGGCTCACACCCATACCCCAACCCTTCAAAGTCGTCACTAAAGCGTTCATACTCCTTAAGGTAGTTGAGGTAAGTCATGTTGGAGACGATGATGATCTTCGAATCCACTAGACCAGCCGCAGCCAATTGTGTAAACGCCTTCATGTCTTTACCACCTCGGATCACCATCAGTTCTCCGGGTTTAAGGCGTATAGACTCGTCAATATCCCCGATCCACTTCTCAATGTACATGGGTTTGATTACAAACATTGTGCGCTTTTTCAACCGTGCCATGGCGGTCAAGAAAATGAACGTCTTACCTCGACCGGGATCTAACGTCACAATGTTACTGTGTTGGTCATTACAAATGTAGTCGATGAATTTCTTCTGGTAGTCACGTGGTTCACGGACATCCACTACATCGAATTCAACGTCCTCCAGAACAGGTAAAACCAGGTACTCGACATACAGCCTTTCCTTAGGGAACCCATTGGACCCTAAGTGTGTGATCAGTTGGTCAAGTTGATGTCGATGAAAATGAAAAAAAGTACGTTCTTTATTAGCGCCAGCAAATATGCGAAGCATGACCTTTCTAAAGCGACCCCCAGGGAGTCGCTCCAGTCCGTATTGTGCCATACCTCGACAAAAGTCCATCAGGACGTAACGTCCGTGTGGATTGAATTCTGTCACTCGTACAAAGTGACTCCCGACAACAAGACGCATGTCAGCGTCTTGAACGGCTGGGACTGACTGAGTTCCAGTGGTAACCGACATGCGTCTTGGTCTCCTTACGTATTACTTCGTTATATTACCCATCAGGATATTATCTAAGACATGGTCAGACCGGTCCTCGATCATATACGAACGAAGGTCGTACAGTGTGGTACCTTGGTTCTGGTACGCCATAGCCACTGAATTACTTCGCAGCACCATATTATCTTCATATCCTGACACCTGTCCTGCTGATTTCGGTACCGGTAACCGGTGATCGTAATGAGCAGGGTTGCGTGAGAGTGTAGCCAGTACGATCAATTCCAGGTGAGCGATATTCACTTTGAGTTTACTACTCACAAGTGTATAGAGCGCCATCAACCCATCTTCAATCGTCTCGTAGTCGGCCAAACTCTTTTGGTGTTTAGTCCCTTTCGTTTTCTTGGACGATTTGATGAATGTTTCAATCTCCTTCATAAAGTCGACCATGTTGGTGTGTTTGAGGGGTAACTCAAAGAGTGGTTGGTCAACATCCCACTGTGTGAGGTCTATTGCACAATCCCCTTTGGGTGTTAGAGACCACCCCACGTGCTTCACATGTGTCAGTGCTTCTATGGTTAGGGACGACAAGCGCGACCCCATACTCACAGGGATGACCACGTGGTCCACTTCCTCACCATCATCGATGATGAACTCCACTTCCCTCAACTCAGTCACCTTGGATGGCGTAAGACGGGAAAGGTGCGTAATTGACATGATGTCAGAAAGACGCTCCGCTTCGTCAGCCGAGATGATCATGGTGATCTTTTTACCTTCCAAGTCACCATTAAGTTTAAGGGTATTGGGATCGCTTCCAAGATGGACGTAGTTCTCCTCGTATGCACCCAGTTTAATAGCGTCTACAGTAGAGCTACCATCTAAGTGTTTGGTGGAGAGTACGTTCTGGGAGATGATCTCACAGAGTATCGTGGCGGCCACGTGACCTAACACTGTGTTATCGGGGATGGAATGTCCCAACTCACCCATGCAGACCAAACACACACCGTTAGGATCAGGGTGATGACATTTTGTCACTGACCTCAGGTTGAGTGTTTCACCAATAAGGTGGCGATCCCCTTCCCGTATGGGTCGCAGACTCCCACTCTTGTCGTAATAGAACTTACCTTCAAGCGCCTCAAGGTCGGTGGAACGTACTCTGAACGGTATGGTCTCAGTGGACCCACAATCCACCCTGTGGAGCGTACTGATAACCGCTGTCTGTAACTGCATCTTACGGTTAAAGTACTCAGAGTCGGCCACAGGGTCCTTAGCGAAGTATTGTGCCTTAGACGCAGACCGTGATTCAATCATGGACGCATACAGACTGCGAATCCCGTGGACGTAACCCTGCAGAATCGGTTCCCGGAATATATTGGAGTCTATATCCGTGAGGAAACCACGAGGCCCTACACACTGCAAGACCTGTCCCATGCTGACCAAACCCGACTTGGCGGCTTCGGCTACACCATTTCCTTTGAAATTGTTTTTGTCCAGCATAGCCCCTTTGATGATGTTGTACGTGTGGTCAATACTCACCTGCGTGGCTTTAACCGTATCATTGGCTTCTTTAACCGCTGGGTGTTCTACGATGTCCACAAAGTCCAAAATGGACAGGGTGGTGATGTACTCCTCCAGTCGATACGTGAAGTCGTTATAGATCTCGTTGGTGGTTTGGAATATCAGTAACTGCATGTACTCCGTATCAAGGGGGAGTCCTTTAGCACCATACGTATCCAGCGTCTCAAAGTATCCTTTACCCAAGAGATTCAGGTGTGAAGAACCACTGAGTCTTTCAGATCCCAGGTGATGCTCTTTCTTCAATGGGGTTTCAGGGAACACACGGTGGAAAACCTGACAGTACCAGCTAAAAATGGTGGCACGCGCCGTGGTTTCCAAAGGACCATCATCAAACTCAATGGTGAGTCTGCCATCGGGCAGACTCCACACTTCGTCTTTAGACATGTTCACAATTTGTCGGGCATTGTAAACCATTGTCTCATTTCTCCTCTGGACGGTAAATAAATTCACTTCCAGCACATTGCATGATGTGTCGGATGAATACTAGGTTACGTCCGTTACCAACTGGGTAACGTTTACGGTCAATAACCTCCGGTATATTGCTAGGTTTGTCTGCCTTATAAATGTTAGACAGGATTTCCTTATGGACAGTCGGATTATTGGACTGGTCAATCAGGTCTGCCACAGTGTCCGATCCAGCGGCTGCACTCACCAAACGCACTTCCGTTTCACCCAACATGCGGACAGGCTGCGCACGACCGGGTGTGGCAAACTTATCGAACTTCGTAAGCTTAGCCGGAATACCAAAGTGCTGAAGTTTGGCTGACGATACCCCTGACCAGTCTGAGCCGGTTTTCTCTAGCAGTATCATGTAGATACTTCCGATCAAGATATCGTTCTTTGTTGTAACCAGTCTTCCAGAGCGACCACGGTACGTGACCGGACCAATGTGGGGAGGGTAGTGCTGTTTCAACAGCTTCACGGTTTCCACGTCACTGGCAGGGTTGTCTGTGGGTAACCAGATATAGACACCTTGTTTAACCACCGACTCCACATGCGTCCTGGGTGTTCCTTTGTACTCAGGAGATGTCATCAGATCGAACATCTTCGGACTGATGATTTTATAGTACCCCAAAAGGTACTCCCATGCCTGTGCAACTAGTGCTTCCGTGAACAGTGAAGACGGGACTGACTCCCCCTTCTCTGCAACAGGTGATAACCCAAACATTGTCCTCACACGTTTAGTAACGTCTCGTGAACAGGCATTATAAAACTGCTCATAGACACATCCAAGGTTCATACGTTTGATAATGGACTCTGCATCCATTATGACGTCCGCACGGTTACCCTCAGAATCCACGGGCATGTCCTCAGTTTTCCACACCTGACAAACAACGCCTTTCGAATTGTCCAGACAGCTCGCTACACTGTCCCGGCTTGTCTCGGTTCCCCGAGCAGCCCGCTGTACGTTTCCGCACAGTCCAGACTATATCTTCACCCTTCTTATAAAAGTTAGGGTGCTCCACATTTCTTCCGCCAAACGCTTGCGGCTTTACAGGGCGGTGAACCCCTTAGTCGTTGAGCACATCCCATAACCCACTGATAGGTAGGTCTTAGGGACTTCGCTGCGGATTACCCCACATAACCACCTTTTTACCTATACCGAAGTGATTAGCTTCGCCCCCATGGGGTACGTTACGTACCGGTCACTGTTTCCAGCATGGGTTGGTAGTGATTACTCAAAGGGCGTCCCCGCAATTAGAGGAGACTCACTACACCCTCTCAGGTGTAGCGAACAATTCTAAACTGTCAAATAAGTCAAACGATATCCGTCAACGTTACGTTTTCGAGCAATTGCTTTAATGACATCGTTTTTAGTTTTCAGAATATGTTGGAAATGGGCCGACGCTTTTTTGATGTTAGTGAAGAAAAGTTCCTCACCATGTTCATTCTTAGCTATAACGCCCCTCGCGTGTCCCGTCGGGTTATCACGGAACACCGCTAATTCACGTTCAGTAAACTCCGGCCAGGGAGTTTTATCCTGAACAGTCTTAAACAGATAACCACAATATGGTCTGTTATACCCTTTTATTAATTGCATCCTTGGTGCACTTACACTTTCCAGATTCAAATCCACACCCACTTGATTTATACTCTCGTGAACTCTTACTTCTCCAGTGAATACATTCTTCGACAGTACTTTGGTAGGTGTAGGTAATCTCCTAAGTTCGTATTCAGGGTCGGTGACTTCCCTCCAGTTTATATCCGGGTCTTTTTTGAATAACCAACCACCAGAACAAATTTTCTGTTCCGTTTCTGTTATCCGCTGTGTAATTGTGTGGACATTAACTCCCGTGAACCTTGATGCTTCTTGACAACTGAAAAACTTCCTCGATTCTCCTGTCAAAACATTTTTACCATAGGTTGGGATATTTTGCGTGCGCATCCCTTCCTTGAATGCGTGTTTAACATTATCTGAGTAGGAACACCATTCCAGGTTATCAATAGCGTCATTGGTTGGGTCCCCATCTTTGTGATTAACTGTTAAACTATCCACGTTATCAGGGTACGGGATGAAAGTCAAAGCTAGTAAACGATAACGCCCAATACTGTGTGACCCGGCATCAGAATAGAGTGAAAGGGAATGATATCCCCCCTTGACATTGGCTTTATTTTCTTTTGGTGTTTTATAAACGTATGTCGATATAGTTTTGCCCGATTTCCAATTTTTAACCTCTCCTGCTCTGTTTATCACATAGTTGTTAAAAAATGGTATATAGTAATACCCTTCCATCACCTCACATTCAATAGGTCGTTTATAACGATATCCTAAATTCGATGGGTGTAGATTATTTTTATCTCTGTCAATGTGGAAAGGTTCTACAAGATCAAAATACTGCGGCTGTAACCGCAACTTACCGAATGTCACCAATGTTAGTAAACTGACTAGGTAAAATTTCTCACCTTGCCACAAATCTAATTTTATTACCTGATTACCATCACAGTCGTAACCAGTTGTCAGGGGACCCCTGACCAAACTAAGGATCTGGCCATCCTCAGTTATATAAACCCTTTCCTTCACATTGGGTGAAGGAACCTCAACATATTCAGTTGGTTTTATCCTATATTTCTCAAACATAATTTCTCCATACTAAAGTTGGATATCATAATATGGAGTTGTTTAAGATTAAAGGTTTAAACCAAAACAACTTATTCATTATTTAACTTGACAGTTTAGAACCATTACCATGTTGGCCGCTTAACTTGAAACCGATGTTAGGGATAACATCGTACTCAAAGGTTACTTCAACGCGCCAGTCATCCAGTGGATTACGGCGATACGTTTTACCCACCCTCACTTTACTGTTGTCGTGAACAAACCCTGTGGCTTCTACCAACAGTCGGTGAAACTCAGGGCTGATGCGGAGATCGTCTTTACGCTTTCTTCTCAGCTCACGATAAAAACTCAGAACCTCCGAGTAGAATTCGTGTGTTGCCGAATAATACTTCATGGTCTGTGCTTCCATCCCAACGGGTGTTGGGGGGTATTTACCGTTATCGCTGTGATGTATGTCGATGTCAACAACACGGGCGTTTGGTATCGCGTACACCAGGCGATCGTGTGTGTAATCAGGTTCCCTCAACGCCTCTGGGGTCATTTCAACAGGACCCAGAAGATCATCGTACTTACGTAACGCAAACAAGAGTCCGTCGTCCCGGATCTTTTCACCAATGTCTGGAAATGGTTTATAGTTATCCTTGTCCCCATACAAGTTCAATGGGTAATAGTTCTTCCCCCAACTCTCGACACGACTTTCAAACCCTTTTGACTTAATCTTTTGGATGAAGTCTTCTGAGATAATGATACCATCCTCAATGACCCCTGGGATTGAACAGTACGCCATGTTGGCTTCTATACCGTAACAATAATTTCCTTGTGCGTCAACGTTGGGAGAATCAGCTACAATGGTACCGCGCGGGTAGTTGGCACCACTGGTCAGCTGTGATGTTACGTTGGAGTTGAACTTATATTTAAAACCGAAATGCTGGTGGAGTACATGGTGACGTTCCAACGTCAGCACGTCCACTTCACGCATCGGGCTCTCTGCGTTTTCATAAAACACCAGTGTAGTAGGATTTTCTTTTATACTACCCTGACCTACCTTAGGGCGATATTTCTCGATTAACTTAATAACGCTAGCGTTAACCGGGAACTTTTTGGAAAACGTGTACTTGCCGTATTCCGGTTCTACACCTGTAAAACAGCGGCGGGGGACTGAACCATTTATAACAAGTGCCTGTGAGATATGACCAGCAAACATCTGCATACGTGAAGACGAGTCGTTCTTCATCCAAGGGTTTGTTGCATTCACCCCCAGAAGGTCAGGATGTAACTGGTTCTCCGGTAATTTACTCACTATTCCACCCCTTTAAAACAATTGTTATGAAGCTGTTGCGTATAGATAATTTACATTTGAAACTTTTTTATTGGAGACTCCCTTTTTATGACTATGCCAATTCACTCGTTGATGCGGTCATCGGGTCCGTCAGTGTATTACTCTGTAGAGTTTAGACGAATGATTGAGAGTCACCTGCTCTTTCTACAGACACATCCCGACAACCAACTGATCGCACTTGAACCCCATATGGTGTACAAATACGAACATGACCTGTTTGGTTTATTGGGCGAGTTGAACGTTCCTCCCCAATACCATTGGATCATAATGCGGATGAACGGGTTCACTAACCCCATCGACCTGACCCAGGAAACTGAGATTCTGTCATTACCTTCTTTGTCAGTAATTAACAATCTACAAAAAGTACACAGCACAACCACCCAAATCACAACCTAAAACCAATGGACAAAAAAGAAAGGGCTACGAGCCCTTTCTTTTATTTATGTCGCTTTAGACTACACCGTACATGTAGCCCTGGTTTTGGACAGGTTGTTGGAATTGGTTCACAGGTGGCTGACCACCATACTGGGGCTGACCATACGGCTGGGGTTGCTGATATGGGTTATACGCAGGCTGCGCCGTGTACCCACCACGTGTAGTAGGCGGTGGGGGTGGTGGCGCATTCCAGGGTGTCTGCTGAGCATTCCACATAGGAGCCTGTTGTTGAAAGGCTGGGTTCCTTGCCATAACCTGATCCCAAGGGAGTCCGTTACCCCCACTCTGTTGAGGTTGGGGTGCTGGAGCAGGCGCTTGATGTTGGACAGGTTGGGCAACCTGAGGCACTGGTGTTGTGACCGGCGCGGGTGGCTCAACACTACCTGCAACCTTAGCGGCCAATTCCAGCATGTGGCTCTTAGGATCAGCCACCGGTGCGGGCTCTTCACCGTTTACCAGATTACCTTCGTTCCCTTTGAGTGAAGGGATCAGGTCACGGTAGACACTCAGGTCATCAATTTCGCTTTCCCAATCAGTGTCGATCAACAAATCGTCCGCATTTGCCAGATGCTTCTTGAAACGTTTGGTTATCTTGTTCAGCTGCTTAACCACCTTCAGGTAAGACTTAAGTAACGCATGGAAGTACGGGGCTGTCATGCTGTTACTGCCGTGTGAATACTCTTCCAGCGATTCAGCGTTTGGTAGAATGTACAAGAAGAGATTCTTAAAGGCCTCCTTGTCATTCTTGCGGAGTTTAACTCCAAAGATTTCAGACTCATTGGAATCGAAATCGTCAGTGATTGGGAAGGACATCACTGCCACACGACTGTACTTGTTACCTTTCCAGTGCCCTCCACGTTTCATGTAGATAGACGCCAGGCGATTATCACCGTCAGTGGTTGAAACACCCATGATCTTTTCGAAGGCTTTCACCGTTTTCGCGTCAGCCCGAGGTGCGAGTGAAAGGAATTCACTCTGGGTAGGACTGAGTTTGGCATGATAGTCCTTGTCAGCCGCAATGTGGATTAACTGGTCCAGCAGGGCGAAGGTCACTTCTGAGATATGGTACACCATCAGTGCACGCAGTTTCTTGATAACTGGCGACTCACCACGAATGATGTTTTCTGACAACGGGTGGAATGCGATGATGTTATCAGTAACACCGGCACGCAAGACTTCTTCAGTTGGGAATACCATCCGCTTCCCATCGACTGTGGCTGGGAATTTTTCACCCATCACGTTCATTGAAATCAAACCCTCATTGTCGATGTCGAGGTTCACCGACTTGAGGACGTTTTTATATAACTGACGAATTTCCATAAGTCTTCACCATATTAGTTTCGTGGGGGGTGGTTACGTTCTCTGCCAACGTGGTCAGGTCATTGGCGAGTGTGTACAGATCGCTTGGGTCCTGTGTCAGAACAGGTACCGAAAGTGCGTCACAGAACGAAGGCATCATGAAGTCAATGTGGGGTTGACCGTTCATGCTGATTCGGACAAGGGTTTCACCTATCAAGTCGATCTGCATCGTGAGGTCGAACGTGATCAGGTTATTGTTGGTGATACCTCTCAACACTTCTGTTTTGAGGCGGTTGGTGAAAGCATCCAAGTAAGGTGACATGTCAATCGATGACGTGAATGACTTCTGACCAACGATCTGAACGACGTACTCACCATTCAGTGTCTGGTTGGTGGCCATGAAGCTCACCCCCGTCAGCATCAAGTCCATCATGATCGAAGGGACTGAATGTGAAAGGGTGGTGGCAGCCAGGGTTTCCATGTTACTGCCAGCCCAATGCTCGGTCTGTCCACGGTGGTGGACCGGATCGCTCTGACGACGCAACATGATCATGGCAATGCTATCCAGGTGCTGGTCGATCGCACAGAGTTCACCGTACGTGACAGACGCTTCCTGACCCATGTTGGTACGGTCCATCAGTTTCTTCAGGTACGGGTCGTCAGACACCAGTCCTTCCAAAACCTGTCCCCGTGCTTCATCCATAACGTGGTCGTAAGGAGTGGCTTCCCCGTCCACGCTGGCTTTAGCCATTTGATCAGCCTTCACGACGCGACTGATATATTCAGGAGCAAAGGTGTTTTTGCGATTGGACTTTTTGATGTGTCCGCTGGCAAAGTTTACCCGTGTGTCCAGGGTGTTACTGTTAGCCAAAGCACCCAACCCTGCTGTTACAAAAAGGTCCTCAGGACGCATTGAACGAGTGACTATCCCACCACCAAAGGATGGTTGGTAGACACCAGTCAGTAACTGGGACGCGTCCACCACAGTCTGACGTTCAATCAAACCTCCCCAAGGGGAGTTTTCTTTAACGGATCGCAGTGTGATGCTGTTATTGAAGAACAGTCGCATGTTAGGATCAACGATGTGTTGCCCACCACGTTCGATAACGCCCACATAGTCTGTGTATCCGGTTACCACCTGACGCGTACTGGCCAACAGGGACGTTGAACCGAATTCCACCTCCAGGATGAAACGAAGGCGGGGTGTATCCCAACCGTTGGTGATAGCTATGTTACCCTGTGCCTGTGCTGAAGGTTTCAGTACATTGCCCGCAATACCAGAGATCGTACTGCTGGTGATGTGTTGACCCATGTTCGTCGCTTCTTGGAACGAGCGCAAAGTCCCCATGTCCAATTCGGTTTTGAACGGTCGAGACGTCAGGTCATTATAGGTACCTGTCTCAACAAATATCGCTTTTACTACTTGTGTTGTGTTTAGCATGTTGCGCTCCTTTGATTTACACGCGTAAGAGTAGTTGGGCCAACTGACTCTTAATGTCGGGGGGTGCGATGAAGACGTCAGTCCCTGTGGGAAGTACCTCTTTAACCAACACTTTGGGTCCAGTCACTACCCAGTCATGTTGGTAGATCTCTTTCGCCAACGTATCGATCGCCTTGGCCCCTACATTGGACTGTCGCTCATTCTGCATCTTGCTACTGGTCCGCTGGTAATACGGGTATTTTTCAACCAGTTTATCCAAGTAGTCTTTCGGTATCCGGGTACGACTCTCTACGGTTCCGATGAGGTCATCATCGTTTTCAATGACGGGACTGGCGGTCATCAACAAAGCAAGTTCTTTGAATCCCCAACTCCACAACAACCCCTGTGTCACACCCATTGCCCTCAACAGGGCAGGTTTGTTTAATGATGGTATACTCCTTGCACTGATCGCTTTATTCATGACCCATTGCGTCAACGTGATGTGGTGTGTCATGATCTGAAGAAACTCTTGACGACAGGCTTCATTCAAAGCAAGTTGAACCAACCTCAGGTCGGCTTCAGGGTCAACCCGAGTTGCCATTTCCATGGTTCGCTCAGTATAGACAGATGCCAATACAATGGCACCGTCTGAGACTTCCTGTTTCACCTTGTAGGTTTCTACCAGTGAAATGTTGTCTTCATCAGCACCGTCCTTAGGTTGACGTTTATCCGTCACCTTGCCTTTGAAGTTCCTGTCCATCGAGCGGTTGTTTGAAATGATGAAGTTATAAATGTTGGAGATAATGGTGCTTTTATCCCCTGGTACATTCACCTCACCCACCAAGACCTTCCGTATGATGGAACGGTTCAGCAACCATTCTGGAAGCTCGTCACTTCCCAACCCATCCAGTACAGCTGAAATGGAAACGTCTTCATATTCCACGGAACTGTAAACGTAAACCCGCAAACGTTCCATAGCGGGTGTTTCGTACAACTTAGACGTAGACAGGATACCCATTGCCTGATGTTCTTTTTGGGTGCTCCCGACTTCTTTCTTTACCCGATCAATGTATTCACCAAACACCGGCACCATAGGCCTCAGTGCAATTGTGAAAATGACCAAGTCCAAATAGTCGTCCCTCAGGTATGTCCGAGGTTCGATATCTTTGGGACCGTATTCGGTTTTCATTGTAGCCGGGATCTTAACGTCCCCATAAAACAGGACTGAACGTTTCAACTCTTCGAGGTCGTGATACTCGTAAAGTTGTTTCGTTAGATCACGCATTTTAAAATGTAACTGGATCAACGTACTGACGTTGTTCATTGTCCAGAGCATTTCCTGGTAGGTGTTCCAAATACCTAGTTGTGTTTTGGCATCCAAGGAGGCCCAGTACCGGTTGATGTCGTCAAAGAAAGTATTGATGTTGTGGAATGAGGTTCGCTCGTAGGTGTTGGTGCTCCAGACCATTTGCTCACCAGCGTGTTCCATCAACACCATGGTCATTTTACCTGACTCTGGTTCGACTATACTGAGTTTCATTCTGCTTCGCCTTTTGATTGTAGTCTTTAGGGTGTTACGTGACCACAGTAATAATATATATTTGAAAGTTTTTTATTGGTCTCCTCATCTTTTAACAGAGTCCCTCGACCCAGTATTAGGTATCGAGGGACTCGTATGAGTATTACATTACTTACATTGGGAAGTCGTCTTCCCAGCTAGATCCGCCGCCACTTGCAGGGGCTTGATTTTGTCCACCGTTATAGTTGGATTTCTGACCGCCACCCTGTTTATTGTCACGGGGTTCAGGCTCTACGTAGTTGGTATCCAACACGTTGGCAGTGAGTTCACGCAGCATGGTAACGTAACTGCTGGCGTAAATGGTGGAGAGTTCGGCTTCCGACATTGGTGAGCCATCGATGTTCTTCACGGCGTGGAAGTTGGAGGGGAGGAATACAAACTTCAGGTACGGGCGCTCTTTCGCAGTGACAGCAATGAACACACGCCCTTCTTTGTCGCGACCGACGTGAGTGGTGGAAACCACTTTCGGGGTTTCAGAACGCTTGTTGTCGAACCAGGTATAGTTCAGGTTGTCAATGGAATACTTCTGATCCGCTGGACCATCGATGACGCGTTGCAGGAGTTCCAGGAGACTGTAGAACGTTGGTGTATCCATGGCAGCTCGGATATTACCATTGTTCCGATCATTGGGGACATTGGTGTATACGTCGATACGTGGGTTGTTTTTCACAACCGAGAATTTCAGGTTACCTGGCTTTGTTGCGCCCTGTGCAGGCGGGCAAGAGAGAACCAGTTTGTATTCACTGAGTGCTGTTTTGGGTGGTGGTGCCGGTTTGAAGTTACTCATTTTACTTTCCTTAAGGGCAAATTGAACCTACACTTAATAACGCCAATCCGTAGTTATTTACGGGAAGGTGTCAGCCTATTTCATTAGGTTAAGCATAAGTTGTTTGAATGTAGGGTCATACGCTTTGTTGATGCTGTAGCGCATTTTTTCCTGGGTTGTATTGACTGTCCAGTTATCTTCTTCAGCGATGCGAATTAGTTCGCGTTTGATTTTAATGGGGAACGTTGAAAAGGTTTCACCATCACCAAACACCTGGAGTGTTAATTTGTTAAAGGGTATCCGTGTTAAGTTTTTACCTCCTGTTAATTTACTAGTCCAGTCAGCGGGACCTTTTAAATTGCCGGTATGGGACTCCAACAGGACCAATTGTTTAAATTCATAACGGGACAACAGATCGATCGGTTGATGGGTCAGTATCAAACTTTTACCCGCCTTAGTTTCTAGCTTTACATCATAAACCTCCACTGGATAAGGCGACTCGTCCTTATCCATAAACGGTTCAAGCGCTGCTTTTTCTAGGGCATGGTGAAATTTTTGTCGTTCTGTTTTGGGATATTTGGGTATGGAGTGATTAAAGGTTCTAAGAAAACTTTTAAACGTTGTGATGTAAAACTTAACTTGGGTTCTGGAGAACGTCGTTTTATTAATCGTTTCTTCCAAAATCCGCATCTCTAGAACAAGGGTGTCCGTTAACTCTTCCGGGTTAAGTTGTACCTTCTGTTCTGAGGGGATGGACCCCACTACATTACGCAGTAGGGTCCTCACATTTATCCAGAGTGTTTCGAAGTTATGGATTTCGGGGTTCTGGGTTTCATGTTCGGGCAGTATCCCCATAACCGACTCTATCGCCAGTGAGGTACCTATCGAAACCGGTAACTGTCCGTATTCGCGGTTACTGAGGATGTCAGCTGATGTGTTCACTCAACAACTCCTGACCACGTTTAATTAAACCGACATCCAGTCCTTTCTCCTCCAACTTACCTAACACCATTTCCATTATGTTGGCGTTGGTGATCGCAGGTGGTGTATAGGGCGTATAAATGTCAGTGAACGATTTTTGTGCGTTTTTGGTTTCCTCGGTCGGTTTAGTTGTAAACACGATGTGGGGGAACCGTTCTTTTACAGTTAAAAGACCATTCCAGATGGCGTCACTCTTTGAGGCCATCAGACGGACATGACTGTTTTTAGGCAGGTCGTCCAAAAACTTCAATTGATCCAATGCGTCTTCAATGGAGCGACCGGAGCAATCAACCGTTTTATAGAGCTTTGCCAACTTATTTTCAATGAATGTGATACGGTGATCACCATTTTCGAATAAGTCAACGCGCACATGTCCCTTAGGTTCTTCTTCACCATGGGTTAAGCGGTTGTGGGAACCGGCTGCTATGATCCTTTCATGTACCGAGTGTTTGTGGACATGTCCAACAAATACCAGGTGTCGCGTTATATCCATATAGCGTTGTGGGTCATGTGTGGGGGCTGGGACGTGTGGTGGAAGTTGATAACTGAATGCCCCATGCATCACGGTGAAATCAACTTTCTCCAATCCATGCTCAGCAAGGGTCTTCTTAACGTCCAACCAAATCTCGTCAGTGCTGTGTTTCCACTCGTCGGGTATATAGAGGACATGACAGTCAAACTTTTCAATGTACTCCACCGCCAGGACACTGAAATATTTAAGGTCAGCCCCTATCTCCGATGACTCGTTTTCAATCTCGAAATGTTTACTCTGTTTCCAATCGTGGGAAGGTGTCCCTTCCAATACACGGATTAGAATATCCCTTTCCTTACACATCCGCAAGAGACGGTTTATCCACAAACGAATCTCGATCACATTTTCATCGGGAAACTTAAGTAGACGATCAAACACGTCCCCTGCAATGAAGAGAATATCTAGGTCATCCATGTCGGCGGTATTGGGAAATGCCTTATAGAGTCCTTGAAGGACTTCTGTGGTGGTAGTTTTCGGATGACCCAGATGAATGTCAGAGATTTCTTCTATTCTTAATTTACCGTTTTTAAATTTCATCGTACTGGCCGGTGAAAATGTCGTCATGCGGCGCGTTAGGTAAACGCTCCTGCTTAACAGCGTTCGGGCCATCACCTGAAGGAGTGCCCAGAGGTTCATACCCGTAGCGCGTCAGTATCTGGTTCCAAAGATCCAATTCTGATTGATCCACAGAGGATTCGTAGATGCGGGCCGACATTTTATTGTCGAGGTAACGCTCACCCAACTGTGGAATCACTTCTGACTTCTGCTTGGCTGTAGCGATCACCTCAAATGTGGAATCCTTGGAAGACTTCGCTTTTTCAATACCAGGACGTTTACAGATAGCCGGTACTGTGAATAGTGTCCGACTCCCATCCACTACCTGTATGGGCATGAATACACTGCCAGCAATGTCTACCCAAAAACCGAGGTCTATTTCACGCTCACCGCGATACATCAATGATGGCAACACCTTCTGGACGAAAGTAGACTCGTTAATCTTGGGTATGGCTTCTTCGGACATCTCACGGATATCGCGCATTGCATCTTTGATGGCCGGTTTAATCGGAAGCTGGTTCATCACTTTCACCCTCTGCATGGACACCGTACATGACACCATAATAAATCTTACCTTCAGGCGCACCCACTTCCTGGAGTTTTGTCCTCAGGCGCTCCACCATTTCAGGACGGATCGGTTCCTCCACCCATTCGTCTTCGGGCGATTCTTGATAGAAAAAGCTAATACCGTTTGGGTTGGTGGGGTGATCCCCAGGAAGAAGCATCACTTTGAAATTCTCAACCCCATCATTAATGGGGTTTTCAGAAACCTCAATATGGTAATCAACAAATTGTGGTGTTGAAGGTTGTCCCAGTTTAGTACGGATTGATTCTACCAGATGGGAGAACAGTGCCTCCAGGTTTTGGACTTTATTTTCCAACTCCTGAATTCGCTCAAGCATTTGTTGTTCTTTAGTAGGTTCACTGTTTCCTGGAATCACTTCTTCGTTCATAGCTTCATTACCCATTATTGATTTTCATGATGTTAACGACCTTTGACTCCATAGTGGAAATCAAATGTCCGATACTGTGTCGCTTACCACCCTCACTGACAAGGGCGTCAACCTCTATGGAGAGTGAATTCTCGGGGTCTGTTGCATTGTTGTCAGTGGTGATATTGACAGTGACTTGCACCTCTTCAAAATAACGAGAGAGGTATCTGTGTAACGCGTCCTCCATTTCTGGACCCAACTTATGGCGGTCGTTGCCCCACTGTCGAACCATATAAGGGAGGGAGGTTATTGTGCCTCTATAAAAATTGCTTTGGGAGTAATCACTTACGAAAAAGTTAGCGAATAACTTATCGGCTTTCTCTGCAATTTCAGTCACCCATCCGGATGCACTCAACGATGGTACGGGTATGGCCATTTTCTTTACCTGTGTTTAAATAATAAACAAAGAAAAAAGGTGACCGTAGCCACCTTTTAAACTTTAAAGCGCCACACGCTTACAGGTCAGCGTTCCACTTACTGGTGGGGTCTTCTTTACCAGCTCGAAGGTGTTCCACTATTGACAACCACGTGGTCTGTATATCCACCTGTTCATCCAACAGCAGTTCTTCATCTTCTGGTAGAAGCTCGTCATAATAACAGTTGGCGTACCAGCTACCATCATCACGTTCCTGCACCAACCCATTCATTGCGCGGCGATAATCATAATGTTCCTCACCAATTTGCCCTGGGGCTATATCGGTATAGGTATCGGAATAACCATCACAGCGTTGTTGGTGGTACAGTTTACGTATGGTGGGTTCAGCCATTATCCAACGCTGCATTACGGGGGGTGCATGTTGGAGTTGACCTATTTGGATCAGTTCCTGTATCTCATTCGTCTGCCAAACGCTTTTTACAGCGCGTGAGGCGGCGCGGGCCATCCTCATGGCTTCAGAGCCACTCACCTTCTCATAAAGGGCACTGGCCTGCTCCATGAAGCGGTTACCCGCCTCGGTGAGGAGATGGGTGCCTTGCTGGAGCTGGTTCTGCAGGAAAGTCTGAGTCCCTGGGTGCGGCTTGCTGTACGCGAGAGAATCAAATAACGTTGATCCACCTTGTACGACTGTCGCCATAGTCTTTTTGCTCCTTTGATTAAGTTTACGCTCTATTTAATACGACTGTTACGTCATTTTAAACATAGCACTCCTTTAGATAATATATACCTAAGATTCTTTTGCCGATAGGTCAGAGAGAATAGTGTCGTAATTCTCCTGTCCAGCTTTTATCATCACCTCACTCCACGTTTTCAAATCCTTCATCTCTTCCATCACCCGTGTTATCGTGTTCTGCGTCAAAAGGTCAAAGTGTGGGGATTTGACGTACGCCGTAGGTTCGAAGCGCTGCTTCATTTCCTGAACCTTTTCTTCAGGTACCCCATGCACGTTGGTGTATTCACCAGTGCAGGTATGGATATCGACCTTATACCCAAACCGTTCTGCCAGTTCAAGGTAGGGCTCCAGTTCCCAGATCTGAGTGAACGTATTTGAAACTATGACTTTGGGTTCACCATGATAGAGGCTTTTCAAAACCTGTTGTTGACACCATTGGTGAGCTTCGCGTATCAGTCCTGGACTGAATCGGTACTCACCCGTATGGGGGTGAGTGAAAAAGGTATCAGTCTCGTAATGAGGGTGTTTGATAACCCCATTGGACATCGCTTTAGCCATAGTGGTTTTACCACTACCTGGGATGCCGCGAATCAGTACAAGTGTTTTTTTCATTGTGATTTCCTTTTGATCTTGGGGGGCACCCATGCAGGAGCGCCCCCTTCACGTGTTAGTCAGCGTTGTCTAGCCAGTTACCTATGGTGGAGATAACCGGTGCGGGCAGTTTAACATACCCTGACACTTTACGCGGTTTCCTGAGATCCAAAACGTACAGGTGAGGTTTTAACCGATCCAGTCGTTTCAGTGTTTTTAGATCCAGTATAATAATACCGTTGAGAGCATCCATTGTTTTTTGATTAGGTCGTTACGCTAACCGTGCATCCTAGCACTTACGTTAATCTTTTCAAGTTAACTGGACTATATCTTCAATTCCTTATCGGAACAGTTCTCCGTTTCGGGTCCACTTAGTACCCTACGTCTTTCGACTAGTCTCTGAACGTTCTTCCTAGCGTGTCTCACGACACTCCGTAGAAGCTTCGCTGCTGATTGCCTAATTCTAACAGTTTTCAAACATTCACGCTCGCCTTTTCAAGCCACGTTGTAGTCTGTTAGACTCTAAAGGGTTTCCAGCAATTAGAAGAATTTAATGATAATTTAGTTTTCCGGGTGATCACTTCTTATTTAGAAGGTGGTATTGATCACAGTTCTTCTTCGATCAAGAACCCCTTAACTATCCCAGGTTTTTTCCTATCGAAGGCGTTATACTGAACAGTTCTTACAGGAACATCTATCTTTTCAGATAATTCCTTAGCGGAATTTGCCTGTATAACCTCACCGGTAATAGTGTTGGTCGCTTTGACCTTTTTGGATTTCAGGAGTTTTTCTGGAAGTGTATTATGGCTGGGTTTTTTCAACCCAGTAGAGTATGCATGTTTTATATTCTCACTCCTCGTCACCCATTCTAAATTGTTTGGGTCGTTATCAACTTTTATACCGTTCTTATGGTTGGGTTCTAACTTTAAGTGTTTTTTATCGACCGGTATATCAACAAAAGCCTCTGCCACTAGTCTGTGGACTCCAATTCTTTTCTGTTTCCCTGTATTTGCATCAGTGACAGAGACCCAGTTATAACCCTCATTGCCTTCCATTAGTTTAAGATCTTTGACTTTATGGTCCCATATCCTTCTGACTCTACCGTCATTGGAAACTTCTATACCTCTGTATTTTGGTAGTTTTCTCCATTCTGTCATTACAGACACCTCATTTTCTCATATGTAAGAAAGATATACCACTACCTTCCTTTTTTTAACTAAATTATCGCGACGGCAATGCTCTACCGTCAAACCCAATGTCCAGGTCAGTCGCTACACTGACCCCGGTGTGCTAAGACACCCGCCCACGGCTTTCCCGTGGGGGCAGACTATATCATCTTCTCACTTACTTAAATGAGAAGTCCCCTGTTTCGGAACCGCTGGTCCCTACTCCGCGCTACCGGATAGTCGTTGAACGTTCTTCCTAGCGTATCTCCCGACACTCCGTAGAAGCTTCGCTGCTGATTACCTAATTCTAACAATTTTCAAACATTCACGCCCACTTTTTCAAGTCACGTTGTAGTTTGTTAGACTCTAAAGGATTTCCAGCAATTAAAGGGAAACTACTCTACGATCGCTCGTAGAGAGGACCTTATCTTTAATGTATTCAAAGTTTTTGTTACATTAAAGGTTGATCAGCATTGAGTGAGCTCAAAACCAGTACACTCAAACCGACTGTATTATCACCCGGATCTGTTTTCACTCGCGTAATCCGCAACCGCTGTGCAGAACCGCGCACCAATGACGGATTACGTTGGAACATGCACGGTATGGAGTTCTCGGGACCTTCGTTAATCAATTCTTGAAAAAGTTCATCCAACAGAGGATGGTATTTCAATGTGTGTTCACGCAGGAACTTGATAGACTCGTTGGGTGTGTATCCTCGAGCCAGTAATTTACTCGTAAGATGGGTTTCCAACACCATCACTGACATTGACCACGGCATATGAAGTTCATCATAGACGTGATTCTCTGAAAGTGATGAGATCACCGAACGGAATGAGAAGTGTAGTCTGGAACCAAAGACGTGCTTTCGGAACCATCCGTATTTACTACCCAACTGTTTACTGGCAAAGTCTTGGTAGTAGTTGGCTAACTTCACGATAGCCTTTACTGAATGAGACTCCTTCTTAGTCAAGCTGACTGGGGTGATGGAATTCTCGATGGACGAGATCGTACGGATGGCATCAATCGCAGGTGTCATGCTTGTGTCTGCATACATCCCAGTGGAGGTGGATTCTGTAATGAATGCCAACTTACTTGGGATCGGTATATACCGCGTGAAGATCGCTTCACGGTACCGTTGAATGAACGCCCAGAAAAGGTCTTTGTCTTTGTTACTGTTTTGGACGATGTTATTCTCAAACAACAACTTCATGATACTATCAAAGTTGTCATAGAAGTTATTCAACCCACGGGGGACGCCCAACTTCTTCAGTTGCTGGATTTTAGGTGGGTAGGGGTCTGTAGGGACCTTGTAGTGAGGATTACAGATCCACTCAATGACATTATGTCCGTTGAATGAAAACCGCTTAGAGAATATAATCCAAGCGTCTGGGTTGATCAAGGTTTTAACCCCTTCTGGCGCTGCTATCCAGAGGGCGGATTCCAAGGGTCGTTCTGTCACAGAGACACAGAACGTATTGCAGTTAGGACATTTAATCCCAACATTATACTCACCTGTCACCTTCCCACAATCGCAAGAAGGTAAGACGTCTAACGAGTCCCCTTCATAACGCGTCATGATCAGGTTGTTGAGCTTTTCCTTTTCCTCCTGGGAGTTTACATTGAAGTGATTCACAATGATGGATTCTGACGCCATCGAATGGAATAACTCTTCTTGATTTATCAGAATGCGACTTACGCCCATTACTAAACTCCTGCGGGTTTTTACTACAATAACGGCAAAGAAAAAAGGGGACCTAAGTCCCCTTTCTCTATAACGCTATCCGACTACTTAGCGGTTAGTACCCCAGGTACGACCGACGTGAGTAGGATTAACGAAACGCTGACCACCGTACTGCGGCTGGTTGTAGCTGAACGCTGTACCCAACTGCTGACCGTGAACGGCGTACTGTGCAGCATTGCCCTGACCACGTACGTGCTGAGCACCGAAGGTTTCAACCAGGTTACCCGGACGAACCACCAGACCAGCACGCTCACAAGCCTGAGACAGTGCAATGATGAAGTTGGGGTTAAAGGTGATGCGACGTGCAAAGCCTTTTACTTCCATCTTACCACTGTAGAGAGCCTTCATGATATTACGACGACGCTCCATGCGCATTTCCAGCGGGATCTCGCTCTGGGTGAAAGTGTTTTCCCACTCTTCAACCATTGCTGGGTTGGATTTGCCCACCAGGTTCAGAACCGCCAGGTAATCCAGATCACGCAGGTCACGACGCTCACCGTGCTCATCGACGTAGTAACCCAGGTGGATGCGGTTACCGTCATCGTAGCAGATCGGTTCGTTTTCGAAGAACTGTTTGAACGCATTGTTAGTCAGGTTGTTGGCTGCCTGGATCAGGGAACCGTACGCAGTGGCATCACCGTTCGCAGCGGCGATGAAGATTTGGTGAATCCAGGAGAGTTCACCCATCTCTTCGATATCCATGCTGTAGATCAGACTGTCGTTGATCGTAGCGGATACCAGCTGCTGCAGCTGCTGAAGACCGAAAGCATCGGACTTGGTATCGATGCGTTCCGGTTTCTGGTTCGGGTCACCGGTCAGGTTGATTTCGTAACCAACTGCGCCGATATCCCGCATGTCAACACCGTCAATGTAGCGCGGTTTGTACACACCGGCCCATGCCATGTTCTTGGCCAACAGCGCACTGGTGTGCAGCGCCAGCAGCTGAAGTTCCAGGGTTTCGGCATCGATATCCGATTCAGCGCGGGTGATCACAAAGCGTGGGTAGTAGCTCTGGGTCATCTGCGGCTGACCGTAAGCGGCCTGACCGGGCTTCTGGAAGACCAGGTCAACGTAACCGTTCACTTCAGTCATGTCGCGCTGTTGCTGAAGACCAATGGTATTGTTGGCCTGTACAGAACCGCGCAGACTGATCTTAACATCAGAACGAATCGGCAGACCCACGGAGTTGTGGATCGGTTCACCGGAGAAGTCCAGATGTGCAGTCAGCATGTCGTTCTGACCGATAGAGGACACGGAGAACGGCTCTTCCTGCACGCCCAGGTTGGCGTCCATGATGGTGTAGGTCGCATTGACTGCATTGTACGCAATCTTACGGATTGCTACGTCATCGGTAGCTTTCAGCTCGTCCGGCAATACCAGACCACCGGCGTCGAAGATTTCCAGACCGTTGATCCCGTAATGCTCATTGATCAGGATCTGGATCTGCTCCCAGAAGCTATCCTGGTTGTAGATATCGGCAGTGACGATCTCCACTTCGCACTGCTGACCAGACAGTGAAACGTACTGGTTGTTCAGCTTGGAACCTGAGCCTTCCACCACCAAAGTGTAGACCGTGACTTTGTCACGTTCCTGGTAGCACACCAGGATAGAAGAGAAGGCAACCGGCGCACGGTTGTTATCCAGGACCAGGAGCTGGAACGCATCCCGGTGGTTCTTCGACATATTGGCGTCGAAGGTTTCATTGAGTGCGACGAGGAATGCCTGGACATTCTCGGCGCTGGAGGCGCGAGACATGGGACGACCATGACGTGTGTTCACATCCATGATGCTACCACGCTTACGGGTCTGGCCCTGCTGGGTAGTCTGGTGCATGTTCTGCTGACTCTGTTGCTGGTTTTGGGCATTGCGCTGCTCTTCGACCTTAATACCGGCCTGCTGAAGTGCGGAGCTCATTGGACCCTGATTACCTTTCTTTACTGACATATGTCTACTTCCCTTTTCTATAGGTTACGTTTGCGCAAACGGACTCCATCGTTGATAGAATCCAAATTAATAATATAGACTTGAAATAATTTTAATTGAGGTACTTCAGGTCTATGTTCGCCTAACCACCTTTCGGCAGCCAGGTCGTGAAGGTTTCTTCTATACCATAATACTTCCAGTAAGAAATTACTGTTTGTCTTTACGGTGACCTTCAGCTGAACACGATAAGAAAAGTTCGCTTGTGCAGGATCGCTGCTACTTTAGTAATATATACTTGAAAGTTTTTTGCTTGAAAGCATTGCGATTCTATGAGTCTATCTATTTTTTTAGTTTTCTACCCATCGGAGTAGAGTCATGTACAGTCTTTTTAACGACCCTTTGTCGATCAAGCGGGGAGGGTTACGGTTTCCTGATTACGACTACGTTTACCGTGGGTTGCGTCGAAACCTTGACACTGTACTTAAGTATTGTCGGACCAATCCCAGCAGTGTGTCAAGCGACCACTTTATTGTGAAGCTGATAGAGTCCGTTTCTGTATCATCACACTTACCTGTAGCTATTTACAGAGACCGTGTTGAGGACATTGCAGAAGACTTAAGTATGAGTCTAAAGTTGACGTCCCCATTGAGTTTGGGTCGGGTTTTTGAACCTGGTGTTTTTTACGGTCCTGGTTCGGATGAAATACTGATCAGCCATTCCCAGAACTATTCCGACAGTTACCTAGAAGGTGATTGGGAAAACTTTCAACCTATCACGTTCTTAATGCACCCTAAAAGCGATCTTGGGTTTGACGTACCTCGAGGGGAACAAAATAACCTGGAGACAGGGCACTCGGTCATTGCCATTGACATACCTTTATTGATGTGTCAGTATCGCATGTGGCGACAGCGGGAACGACGCTTAAATCCGGACGATCAAAAAACGGTCATGCAATTTGTGAGTATGTACGTTCTCCCCAATATGTTGGAAAGTCAATTTCACTTAGCACTCTTCAACCGTTTACACCGTCGCTTAAACGGCTTTCCTGGGACAGAGAGTGGGTTGCGTAAACCTTACTATCTCAATGACCTGTATGAGCGACTTGACCGTAATTTGGATGCGATGTTGGTCAACTATAGGAAACTTCGCTACGATTACGATCAAGTTCTGGAAGCAATTGCATTGGGTGACGACACCTCATTGAGGGATATCATCAAACTCCCTCCGATGCCTCACACGCGACAGGTGACATGGGTCCTCACCTTAGCACGACTTCCTGTCATGGAGTTTTTAGCTAAGATTTCAGCTGACACCCCGAAGACCATTAACCGGACACTGGATAGTAAAATAAAACGGTCTTTCCAAAACCTTTTATCTAACCGCTCTATGTACAGTGTGTTGGGTCGCCACGGGCAGGACGAAGTTGTGCTCCGTTTATCACAAGCGGTTGAACTTATCCTAAATAAATAAAGGGGTATACGCTATGTCGTTCGGTATAGCTGTTGTGGGGAAAGATTCGGCAGGGGGTTCCCAACTAGGTGGGGGTCAAAACAGCTGGCTTGTTGAGGGTGCTATCATCGTACTCAAAGGTGATCCCGTTAAAGGTCACGGCAAGTCCCCACATGCAAGTCCCTCGATGTCAGAAGGGAGTAACTGGTTTACGATAGACGGGGTCCCTGTTTGTCGAGAAGGTCACTCGGCCTCGTGCGGACACACCTCTACGGGACGTGGGTGGTTTACGTTACCTGATTGAGTAAAAGCTTACAGTAGTGGCGTTATTTGATGAGTGTTCGACACTCTAGGGTTGCTGAAATGTCATTCAGTCAATCTGTCTCGCCAATACTTAAGGGGTCATTTGACCCCTATTTTTATTTCGTTATACATTAATTTAAGAGGGGTAACCCGTGAGTAAGAATATACGCGAGCTTTTCCAGCTTGCCCTTGAGTCGATCGACACTAACACTACACAAGAAATTGAATACGTCTTCTTCATCAAACTGGATACAAACGCGTTAACTATCCTTGAAGAGAACGCGTACCATACGGAAGAACAGGAACAATGGGAACACCATGTCTCACGCCCTGATGGTAAGAAGGTAACCGTTCGTGTTAGAGCGGTGGATGATAAGAAGTACATTCTGTGTAGTAAACTCAATCTACCCAATGAGTTGGGTAAGCAAGAAGTGGAATTACCTACAACCAAAGAGATGTTTGAACACTTTAAAGTCTTTTCCAACACCGGGACTCGCAAGAAACGATTTAAGCTTAAGGCCGAGGGTGGTTTGGTGTGGGAAGTGGATGTATACGTTGATCGTTACGGGTCTTTACATCCCTGGGCTAAGGTGGATTTGGAAGTCCCTAATAAAGAAACCCCTATCCCACCGTTCCCCTTTGATTTCGACCGTTCTGAAGCTATCCTCACCCAACCTAAGAAGCGGTCTAAAGAAGAAATGGATAAAGTAGACGCACTCTTTAATGAGTATAACTTATCCGCGTATCACTGCGCATAAAACCAGAGAGTCTAGCCCTAGGGCTAGACTCTCCACTATACCGTCAGACTAAATAGTCTCACCGTATACAGTATCGTAAATCAAACGCGTATTGTTATCGTTTTTCATATAAACACCGAGTGATTCCAGGATCAGGTAGAACGGACGTGTGATCGAGAATACGATCTTACGAATATCCATACCTTGTACAATCTCTTTAGGAATCCCTACCATTTCCACAACGGGTCGTGGTAGTAGCAGTGTGGGTATAACTGTTTTATTCTGCTCCTTCATCCAACGGATAAGGTTTTCTTTGATATCAGGGTTTTGAATACTATCGACCCATGCCTGCATTTGAGTTTTGTTATTAATGTCCAAAGAAATTCGAACCGCTGAATACGGGGGAGGAGGTGCGTCCCCATACACCGGAGCGAATATCGCTTGCCACAATAAATAATGTTGGTAAGGTGAAGACGAAGGATTGGTGTAGGAACCTAAGTCTTTAACAGAGCCACCTGCCAAGTATTCTGAAGAGCCTGACTTAATGGAATCGATGATCTGCTTTTCAATCCCTGCTATCAATTGATAAAGGGCGTTGATAGACATCTTCTTACCAGCTATGACATTGTCCATTATGTCACAGATCAAGTCTTGCGCTTGTTTCATGACTGCTGGGGGACAGTTGGAATCCTTTAGGTACACTCCTTTGATTTCAAGGTCAAACTCCTTGAACACGTTACCTTCACGTGCCGACATATACGAGTAATAGTGTTTTGCCATAGCCGTCAAACTGAAGACCGGGAAGGCGTACTCGTTCTTCATAGCCAACACATTGAGTTTGTCTGGGACAACTCCCATGATTGTAGACTGTATCGCCAGGACGTGTATAATCGCTTGTGTAGCCAAATAGACCATGGTGTACGATACAGCGTTGGCTTCTTCTGTGAAGTTAATCTCACCCACGTACCACTCTACCCAATCTTGTGTCGTGAAGATAGTAGAGTCTGTGTCTGACGTAACAGCCGCACGGCGGATACTATCCCTAAGATAGGCAATGCTTGCAGGGACGTTATCGGTTGTCCAAAAGGCTTTAATCAGTAACTGGTGTTGGTCAAGGCATTCAAAGGTGTTTTTAACCGTGTGGGCTATTTTAGCATAGGCTTCTGGATCTTTATCGGCCAGTTTATCCAATACCTCACCATTCAACTCTTTCGTACAGAGCAGTGATACAAACGCCTTGGTGTCATTATCCAAGTTAGTCATGTACGGCGCGGGATCGTCCAGCGGGATCGTTGCTTTGGTGGACAGCGTCCCAATGAATTTCCTTACCACGTCGTCGTTGTATTTCCTTAGGTGGTAGAGGTCACCTACATAAATAAACGTAGCACGCTCGAGTGGTGTGAGTCCTTTCAGTAGTTCATAAATTTCAGAAATTTCTTGTTCGTTCTTCCAATACAAGTCGGTGGAATAGGTTACACACTCTAACGCTTCCTCGGGCGTTGGGTAGTGTAGATTAAAGTGGTCCATTGCTTGTTTGATGAGATCGAAGTCAACATGTCGTAGAATAGAAACAATGTTCGCTTTCACGACGTCCGGACACCAGTAGTGGCGGTTACCACATAGAAACTTTTCGTTGTTCGCGTTACCGTAACTCGTGGCGGTGCGACACGTAGAGGTCAAACTGGAGTGAGCTGACTTGTTATACAAGATGGTGTGGGGTGAGACCTGTGCGCCCGACAATGAGTTGTTGGCAATCTTAAAGGTGGTCTGTTCGTTTTCTTTGATGTCAGCCAGGGTTTTGTCGCCTGCCATCTTAGCCGCGATACCTTCTTTTTTAACACGTGCGCGGTTAGCAATGTTCTGACTGATGTATTCAGCCAAAATACTGGGTTTGTCTTCGGGGTTGAGGTAGACTGTCATTGCAGGTGACATCAAGCGTTTGTTTTCGACGATGTCCCGGAGGTATTCTGAATAGGGAATCGCCTCCTTAACTCGGTCCCCGTGTTTATTACGGGTTAAGCACAGTGCCCGGGGTTCTTTTAGTTCGAACTTACCACCCTTCCCTGTTTCCCTTTCCATGTATTCCTGACACACTTCAAGTGGTTTACCGGTGCGTTTAGACAAGAACAACGCCATATCTTCTTTATAGTTCTTAACAACGTTCAAGTCACGACTGTATTCATTGGCGGGTTTTAAAAAATGGTTCTTCATCTTTAGAGAACTCCTTTGTTACGTTCAGACTATAGAACCTGTCTGTTAAAAAAGACTTAAAGGAAAAAAAAAGAGTCTCCCGAGGGAGACTCAACATTAAATCAATTTAATGTCACTGGTTTTATAACCATTCGCTGACAGTGCTTTAACCACCTTCTCAACGTCACCTGGGCCCACGTTAGGAATCTTCAGTGAAATAGTAGTGTAACTGACTTGTTCAATGGATTCCTCTCGAATCCAAGGAAGTCCTACAATAGCACTTTCCCCCGATTCAAGTTTCAGTCGGACAAAAAGGTAGTCGTTAGGGTCATTAGGTGTCCCTTCAGGGAGAGTAGGGTACACGTTAACATGCATACTCCACGGATCGTACCCAATCATCCGAGCGGTCTCAGCGTCCAGTATAGCTTCAACGCGAACGTTATTAAAATTAGAACCCAAAATAGCAGCGGGATAAACGTCAAAGTTCACGACTGCTTTGGGTTTCAATAGATCAAAATTGGACATAGTGCCCCCTCACTTTAATTCAATTAGTAGACCACCTCTGAAATCAATTACCTTTACAGCTTCGATTTCGTGCTCATAGTCTCGCCAGATGGGTCTGTTTGTCAGTACCTCGAAGAGATCACAACATTCCTCGTATACCCAGATATTGTCATCTTCCAATAGAGTGTCGTGGATGCCTAAATAACTTAAAAGTAATTCTTCAACGGCAGAACGACACTGTTGTTTAGCTTCGTAACCAACTTCACAATCCGGGAAAATAATACGCTGAACTATTTTTAATGCAAGTGTGATCTCAGAACATTCAACGATGACGTATTTCATTCACGACTTTACCTTATCAGTCTAAGTTTTTTGTCGTTCGTACTTATTATTTCGTTTAACCATTCTTGAAAAAAGTTTTTCAAAGGTCCATTTAGAGTATCGACTTTGGCCGATTGTGGATCTCTTCTGAGTATAACAGTATTGCCCGATATGAGGTCTTCAAACGTATAAGGCATCTTACCTTGTTCGTCATAAAGACCAATTTTCCGCACCCACTCCAACATAGAAAAAGCCAACGTTCTCATTGCTGTCGATAAGATTAAGCCGTCATTAATATCGTCGGGCGAACGTCCCCTATCTTTGAAAGATTCGACTAACGCCTCAAGACGCTCTTCTATAGTGGTTGCCGACCTTAGTTCATTGAAGATTAGAGCAGTGACTTCTATAGGGTCATAATCAACATTCGACATTGCTGAGGTCGTGGCGTAGAAAATCCGGTAATCCACTTCACTGTCAATTATGATGTTTTCACTTAACATTTCGACCACCTGTTTAATTGTATTCAATTTCCACAACCATGTCCTTCCCAACAAAGCGCTTGACTTTTATGTCACGGACTTCATTAACCAGGAACCAGGCGTTATCGAGTTGAGGTGCAATGTCCAAATAAATGTCGTGACAGAGTTCACACAGTTTAGTGAACCTGGTTTCGCACCCCACATCGGAACTTCTGGCGTCGGCACCACAGAATTCAGCTACAGTGATCATTATAGCGTCGCGCGGACTTATAAAGCCATTACAATTGAGGTCCACAATGGAGTTAGTCGACATCGACCATGCTCGAAACGTGCACTCTAGAACATTCGTGGAGGTGATATCGCCTTCCGATAATGCCGAAATTGATTCCAACACCCTCATATAAATCGAACGGGTATTGAGTACCACGTTCATATAAAAGATGCCTTGCTTTAATCGCATATTGCGTTCCCTTTCGTTCATTCGGTATAAATGTCAAATTCGATAATGTAATATGGGTCCTGGGGGGAGTTGGTCAGTGTCAACCCTTCTAGAAACACATTTTCCATACTAGAAATATTATCCAGATAAGGAAAGGTAAATTTAGAGAGCTGGTACGCCACTTTATAATACTCATCATAAAGGAAGCCCACCCATTCCGGGAAGGGCTCCTCTACGTTTATCACTTCAGATATCAACTCATCAAGAAATGACGAAATCGAACCATCGACGTCGCTTAAGTCTAGTAAAGGTAGTGTGAACACCACATACGAGACAAACATGTCTTGACTATACCCCAACCCCGACAAAACGTCCTGACGGACTAACGGGACCTCATTACGAGCGATCACCATTTTGTAAAAGGGTTCTTTGGTATATTGCACCGTTATACTCCTGCTAAACGCCTGAGATGCTCGGGGTAGTAATCGCCGCGACTCACGCCTTCCCGTATACTTTCTATGAATAGCTGTTCTTCAGTAGGTGGTTGGGCAGTCATCTCGGTTATTTTAAGGTCCCCAAGTGGCGTGATGTCAAAATCATAGGCTGAATCCGGATTCAGTGGTCCCATAACCTCATAGAGCATTAAGGTCAGAGGGTTTTTGGCTGAAAGGACGATTTCCTCTGCGACGTCAGTTGGAACCCCATACGCCCGAACCATACCTGTGATTTCAGGTAAGGACGACAAGGGGCTACCGTAGAGATAGTTTTCCACCATTGAATGAACAATGGGCTGGAAGTTAGAGTAGAGTACCACCACACCGATGTAAGGTTCCAGTCCGTGTTGAATGATTTTCTCACAGTCCGCGATATTAAATACGTAGTTTTTAACCATTTCGGTTAAACTCCCCGGTGGCGCTTCATCCAATCCATGATGCGATAATCTTCACCCTCTTTCAAGTACAGGTCACGCCCTAACTTGTGGGTCTCCCAAACTTTCCAGGTTTTCTCTGGGATCGCCATTTTCACCAGTTCAGTAATAGACAACCACACGTCATCCACAACCGTCGAATCGTACTGGTTGGTGATCATAACCTCTTTCAGAACTGTAGGATTACACAATTCTTCTTCTTCGGCATCAGTGGTCAACCAATCGAACAGTCGAGTCAGGGCCCTTACATATTCTTCTTCGGCATTATACAGCTGGCTATTAGAAGACAGTGGTTGGAATGTCATAACGACTGCTCCATCGTCGTTAACACTTAGACCAGCGTGATGCCTTTCTTCCTCGTAGGGAATCCAGTAAAACTTGTCATACAAAACCCTATAAAGTACAGCAGTCACTAACGCCTCGCATTTAGCAAAGGAGAACATCGAAGGGTCGAGTCCTTTCTCTTCCAGGAAACGTAAGGTTTGACCATGAAACGAACGGGATATTTCATTGATTGGGAGGACGTATATCACAACCGGATTCCTTAATTGTCAATTTACTCTAAACAGTCGACGGTGGCCACTACCGTACGGGGATTTATCTGGTCAATGGAATTAACACTAGCGTCCCATAAACCCATGTTGGACATACAGCCATTAATCTCCTCCACTGTATTAGCAATGATCTTTTTACGGACGTATTCTTTTTGGGACTTTTTTACTTTTCGCGCCCCCCAACGACCTTGACGGGAGAGTGACTCCCTTAACCACATCTTCGCACCACCTATCACGATATTCGGAAATTCATTGTGTGTTATGTAATATCCGGTACCGGCTATTAACTGATTCTTATCTATCAGATATTTGTGTTGGTGTTCAATGTCGTCAAATTGTCTATAGAGTTCAGTGCAGACGTAATCGAACTCAGCATCTGTTATCACACTCTCGTCCAAATGGTAATACAGGTAAGACGTCATCAGGTAGATGTTCACCAACTGGTTAGGTCGACAGTGTTCTATTGGTTTGGGGTGTACGTCATTAAAGCAAGGTAACCGCATGACATCAATTCCTTCTCTAGTGTAGAGTGTCTACCTAGATAATATATACCTGAATTAATTTTGACACAGGTCCTAGAGCTTTCTATTTTAGCTTATACGGGACGTTCCTATAAGATGGTGGATCTATGTGACTTTTAACTTTAAAACGGCATAGTGAAGATCCTAGCCCCTTTGTGGGGCTAGGGGGCTAAACAGTATCAACTGCCTGGTCAAATACTGTAATTGTACCGTGACCATAATGTCCTGTACTTCCATACCCCTTGGATGAGCACTCCCACAAAACCTCACCGTTTAGAATCTTGTGAACCCCATCAAACACCATATCCACAGGTTCCATCCGCCCTTTCTCAGTCACGGGCCATTTGGCCAATTTATTGTTATGTAGAATAGTAGCCCCACGCTTTATCCTAACCTGGACTTTTTTAACCACAACGTCACTCCCTAAAAAATAAGCGTATAAAAAGGTGGGAGACTCTGAGTGGACATGGACGAGGTTGTCGTAAAAGGGGAGAAAACGACAAGCATTCGGTTTAAGGTGTCACACCCAGAGTCATATAAAAGAGCGACCTAACAATGCTTTCCTGTTCAAGTGGTGGTCTCAACGTACCCCTAATCAGATTTGTCTTGATTGCGGCCGCTCCCTATAGTATTACGTTGGGAGAACTCTTTACTTCACTGGTAAAATTTTGGGTCTACCTCTAAAAGATCCAAGTTGTCGGCATAAAAAAAAGAAAGGTCAAACCCTTCCTTTTATTTAATGTATGGTGTCCCCGGTGGGATTTGAACCCACGATCTACAAGTTATGAGCTTGTTGCTTTAGACCGCTAAGCTACAGGGACAACTAATTATGCTTTGGTTAGAGCGCACATACAAATAATATTTTTACGGATGCTCTGACCAACTGAGCTATATGCCCTAATAGGGAGAACCTGCAATACAGACCGGTAGTTTCTGAGTTACCTGTCAACGGGTGGAATCGTTTATCTGTATTGCAGGATCATAAAAATGGTACCCGGAGCGGGACTCGAACCCGCACGCCACAAAGGACAGGGGATTTTAAATCCCCAGCGTATCACCAATTTCGCCACCCGGGCAGTGGGTGGAGGACTACTTAATTTCACCCTCCGATTTACAGCAGTAGGTACTATCAATGTTTGAACGAATGTTACTTCGTCATAAGTATAGAAGGGGTGTATTTTTTTACTTTAATAGGTAGATAGGTCTGACCGATTCCGTGATTTCAGCTGCCATTCGTTTAGCCGCCACAATTCCTTTAGTAGGGTATTCGTAGAGCTTAACGTCTTTGTCAAATTTGGCGAGTGCGTTAAAACTCTTATTGGGGTGATTGTCTGAAGAGAGTTTTTTGATCAAGGTATCCACGTCTTTGGAAACGGTCTTACTGTACCCCACACACAGGTTACCTGTGGAGATATGTTCCATTACGTAACACCCGACCCCTACCTCAAAGGGACGTTTACCGCGTCCTGCTTCCGTATGCGACCACACACTACGGGTCTCTCCCGCCATTGGTTCTGTGAACATTACCTTTTCCTTACAGTTCAAAAATTTTAATCTTACTAGGGTCAGCGTGGTTAGCTAACATCACTTTTATGGCGTTGGAGACAGGACCGCCACCGAGATCAAGGATATATGCTTCATAACGGGGACTCAGTGACCCGTCTTCCTCTTTCTTAAATAAAATTTTGTTAATTTTCTCTGACACTTTCTGATTGACGTTTATGACCTTCTCTCTTTTGTTATCGGGTAGTGTTTTTCCAAACTTTTCTTCCAGGGTTTTTAATGTCTTCTCTACCTGCTTTGACCCCATACTTCTATCGCTAAACAGATACACTGAGCGGTACGCCTCACTATGGAAAAGGAGTGCACCTATTGTCTTCCCCGATTGTCTAGGTCCCCTCAGGGTCAGGGTTCGATAGAGTTTCAGTATCTCTCGATTATCCTGGTGACCGATTTTTTTAGTTATCTTAAGTGACGTCTTATCCAGGAAATAGTCAAAATCTTTAAGTATGCCGTAATAGTTAATCATAGGTTCGCCTTCATTAAGGTTAGTGGTTCAATTTGATAATATATACTTGAATTAATTTTAAACTGCATAAAAAGACAGGCTGCAGCCTGTCTTTTTTCTTTATAAAATAAAAACTTTACTTTTAAATCGTTTATTTTTTGTTAGCCAATCCGTTAAACTGGATCTCAACTCACCCTCTTCAGGACTACCCATGATGTCCAAAACAAAAATGTCGGTTTCCTTTAAAAGTGTTGGATCAGATTCATTTAGCAGCTTGAGTAATTTTGATGCCGTGATTATTTTTTCGCTTTGCGATTTTGACAAAGTTGTTTCGACAAACACGTGGTTAACGCGTTGTTTCATTGATACAACATGGTCCCGATTAGGCACTACAAGTATAGCGCACTCTTGGTTACTAAAGAAATTCACCGCTGCTCGACTTTTACCGGTCTGTCTGGGCCCGTGCACTAATGCTGTTCGAAATTCTTTTATTAACACCTGTGGCATATGTTCAGCATAATCACATACAGTGTTATAGACAGAGTCCATTATACCAGATAAATCATTTAGCGCGCTAAGATATGTTGAATACATATTCTTTTCCTTTGGTCCTTCTTAAACGCAAAAATAATTCAGCAGAGCTTTCGCCCTACTGGATCTTGAAAAGGTCCGCTACCCCGTCCTACGGAATGTCATACTCTTAAAACGACCCAGTGTACCAGTGAACGAGGTTATACCGGAAACCTCACTAAAAGAAGAGTTGCAGTCTACTCCTCGAACACCGAGTCGGATTAAAAGCCGGGTACAAGTTTGGTGGGGTCCCGCAACCCCTACAATCGGCCAAAGGAATCAGAAAACTCCGATTGCACCTCACTCGTTTACGCAACACACCAACGTGCTTCCATTAAGGTACCAGAGGTAGTGGTCGACGTTTACCTGTTGATACCTTAACGGCTGCACACTGAACCTGAAGTAAAACCTTTAACTCGCCTTACCCACGCTACTCGGGGACCGGTCAGCACTTGATACAAAAACACAAGCGGCAACTATTGGCGAAGTTTCACTCTCTTATGGTTTTCGTTTACAACTTCCCAACTCGTCAGCTAACGTAGTGTGGGCACATCTCTTTATATCACCAAGCGCTACCTCAGTAATAAGGTTTATATTTTCAATCCTTCTAGAGATTAACCTAGGACCTAAGACGCATTTGTCGTCTATAACATCTGGTTCTATGTAGTTTTTTACTTTTTTATACTGTAGCGACATAAAAGGAAATCCTCCCCTAATAAGGGGAGGTTCTCTCTATATTGACCCATTCAAGGGTCGCATTCATACGATTTACGAATGCTTAAGAAGATCGTAAAGACGATCGACAAGTTTAAGAACGGGTTAATACAAACCTATTCTTTAGTCCGATTTGTTAAAGAGCAGCGCATCGACAGAAAAGGAACTAACACTTGCATACTATACACATTAACCCAGACCAATTCCACTGGGGTAGTTTACAACGTTGTCTTCTGTTTCATCGAAAGGGAGTTTAGGGAATTGGTTATGCCAAGGTTTTCCTTGACACTCTGTACACAACCACTGGGGGTGGTCGTATTGTCTCTCCTGTACCGTGTACGCCAATTCAATATGGTCCACACAGTTACAGCTTTCACACACAAACAATCCAGTGGTCATGTAACACCTATTCCTTAAAGTACAAGGTAATCGTCAGTCACGTTATCGTTCTCACTGACGATACGAAGTTTAGCCTGGCGGCCTTCGCGACGTTCAACGTAGCCGTTAACCGTTTCACCAATCTTGTCGTAGATCCCTTCCAGTCCCTCAGTGGAGATGACCAAATGGATCTGGTCATAGTCCTTGGGTTTGTTGGTCATATAGCCCACACAGCTGTATTCAGGTGTTGCTTTAACCTTGGTTTGGTCGGGGTCGTTGTAAAGGCTGGCAATGGAGATTGGGTCTTTAACCAATGACACCTGGTCCGGGTCAGTGAAAACATCCAGGAGTGCTAACTGGGCCGGTACGCCTGTACTGTAATTGAAACGTACCCAGTTGGAAATGTCTTTACTGTCCAGTTCGGTGTTCTGACGTGAACTCAGGTTAGCCAGGGTCGCGATGGCGTAGCGGATAGAGGTATCCACTTCACTACGGGGACGATCGTCATTGTGTTCGTAATAAACGATAGCAGGAACGTCATTTCGCTCAGAGATTGCAGCGATTGATTTCAGGGTATTCAATGTGTTGGTGGCGGTGACCGTACACTCAGCCGAACCAATCAAGCAGTACACAACAGACTCACCGCGTTTGAGCAACTCTGCCAGCAAGAGTGGAGCCATGACACTCCCTGAACCACCAGACGCTGAAGAGACCACCACATTGAAGTCACCGGGTTTGTGTTCCAAAAGAATCTGTTTAATGGACTCTGAGATCTCACGGTGGTTTTCCCGACGGATTTTACCAGAACCATCCACCCCTTTCAGAAGATAGCAATCGTCTTCTTTGAATTCGGGCTTCAGGTTGGAGCGACTGGTGTCAATGTAACTGGTTAGGATTTTAGCGCAACCAGGTACTTCTTCGACATTATTGAAAATGGAGATACAGTTAATCCCGGCACCACCTGCACCGTAAAGACGAATTGTACCTTTATTAGCTGTTGACATCTAAATTCTCCTGTTAATGGGAAAGCGTCAATAAAAAGCGGGTTACTTCACAGTATTACCGTTTTTGATGCTCTAAACTATAGAGAAGGTCAATTATTATTTACTGATTATCCCCTATAGGAGACTGACGATGAATGCCATTCAGAAAGCGTTATCGGACGTTAAAAACCGTATTCCCCGACAGATTTTAGAACGCGCTTTTATAAAGAACACTGCGTTAGGGGGTATCCACACCCCGGTGTCTTTGGACTACCGTATCCGTGAAGAGGTCATTAACGACCGTGTTATTCCGGATTGCAATTTAGTGGGGGGTACTGAAACCACGTTACCTCTGTACAATGTTGTACCTAAACACATTGATACTTACAATACGGTTTACCGTATCCCTAAGAGCATGACCCAGGGAAGAACTATCAGTAAGGTACTCCATTTGAGTTTTGGACAGAACGGCGTTATCGGCTTCACTAACCCACAGCAGTTTAAAGGGAGTGCGTTGATGGACGCAGCAGACGGGCTTGTAGCGGCACATTTGCCTATACCCATGACGTCTACCGCCTACGTCAGTTTAATCGGTGAGAACACGGTTCTGGTGCGCGACACGATGCGTTTACCCGGGATGTTGTTCTTACGCTGTGTCCTGGAGGCTGATTCCGAATTCAGTCACTTGAAACCTCAATCCATTCCCGCATTCAGTAAGTTGGTTGAATTTGCTACCAAGGCCTACATCTTTAATAAGCTGGTTATTGAAATTGACCAGGCTGAATTGTCGGGCGGTGTGAGTTTAGGCCGGTTTAAAGAGATCGTAGATGGGTACGCCGATGCCAATGAACTTTACGAACAACACTTCAATGAAGTCTGGCAGAAAGTTGCCCTGTTCAATGATCCGGAAGCATTCAAAAGACACTTGAAACTCGCCTCAGGTGGGCGCCACTAATATGTTTAAGAAATCCATACTCATTGTGTTATCCTCGGCACTGACCCATTGTCACCCCGTCATCGCAGAAGAGTATCCCACCCACGTCTTCCCAGTCAGACTCACGAACATTGTAGATGCTGACACTATGGATTTTGAAATCGACTTGGGTTTGAGTATCCGAACCGATCAGCGAGTCCGCATTAAGGATTTTGATGCACCGGAAACGTGGCGACCCAAAACAGAGGCAGAACGCACCCACGGTGAAGCTGCAACTGTACGGGCGACTGAACTGTTGTCTCAAAAACCGTTGCGTTTAAAGATATGGGGCTGGGGCGTCTATAATCGCGTTGAGGGGAATGTGATACTCCCTGACAATCGTTTACTGAAAGACATCCTGATTGAAGAAGGCTTCGAAAAATTAGGTAGTTACCATGACTGACAATTTTAATCCGGTTCCCTCTAAAGTGTATACAGGTTGGTTTGAAATCCCTGGCTTCTCAGGGTATTGTGCTAACCCTAAAGGGGAGATCCTCACCAAAAAGACAGGGCGGGTGTCTAAAGGTTCTATGAGTGGTCGGTACCTTCGTGTGGCCGCATACCGTGACGGGGCCAAACGACATACACTAGAGTACCTCCACATCATCATGTGTCTAGCGTTTAAAGGTCCACCACCCTTTGATGGTGCAGTTGTTTTACACTTGGACAATGATCGAACCAACGTTAAACCTGATAACCTTAAGTGGGGTACCCAGTCGGAAAACATCCAACAAGTGTGGGACGATGGTTTACGGGTTAGGTTCAATGAATACCCAGGAATACTCGATTTTATAAAACAGTTTAGGGTTAACA